AGGCCGACCTGGTCGACCCTTTTATTTTTTTATTCAGGAATGGGGGGGGTGTGTTCGGTTGGGTGGTCCGCGATTGGTGCGAGTTTCACTCTGTCAAAGGAGGCCATGAAAACGCCGCCTGTCCTTTGCTTGTAGTATCATGGGGCTTTCCATGGGGAGGGGGAGGGTGCCGGGTGGCCAGCACCCTCCCCGGCGCTCTTAGTCGAAGGGGAGGACGGGATCGCCGCCGGTGGCCGGGGCGTCCTGGAACTGGGGGGCGTTGGCGTCGGAGGTCTTCTCCCCGGTGAGGGCCTCCCATTCCTCATCACTCATAGGGGATACGTCTACGCCGCCCTTGGCGGTGCGGGGCTGGGCCTGCTCAGTGGCCGGGGTGTAATCATCCAGGGTGATGGCCACGCTCTGGTACTGCTCCTTCACCTGGCGGCGCAGGGCGATGGCCTGGGCGGCGATGGCTGTGGGGAGGATACCGCCCTTTTTGATGACCACCTTGCTGTAGGCGACGCCGTTGGCGTTGGTGGCTTTCTCCAGGGTGAAGCGCAGGATCATGCCGGTGTAGGGGACGCCTCCGGCCAGTATCTTCGCCAGCTGCCGGTTGACGTCCTTGATGGAGGTAGGTGGAACCGTCAGGAGGTAGAGGTTCGGGTCTCCGCTCATCATCAGGTAGAGGCGGCGCATATTTTTGCAGGCCTTGCCCCGGCCCTGCTTGCCGGTCTGGTCGGCCCCGGAGCCGTACTCATTGTAGGGGCATCCCTCGCAGGAGCGCAGTTCTCCGGTGTCCGTCCAGATGGCGGTCTTGCCGTCCATGCTGGCGCAGGCGGGGGGCTGGTTCTGATCCTCCCCGGAGCCGTAGGCCCCCGGCCAGAAGCCGTTGGCCCGGTGGGTGAAGATCACCACGCCGTCGATCTGCTTTATGTATTCGGCATCGTCTTCCTCATCGGTCTGCACCTCGTAGGCGAGGCCTCCGCCAGAGGGGATCTTGATCTTCAGGCAGGTGATGCCGCTTTCGGGGTCGAGGTCATCCATCTCATCCTGCAGCTCCGCCAGAAGCTCCGGGTCGATGCCCTCGTACCGGTTCATCAGCTGGAAGTTGTCAGCGACCGCCAGGGCGGTTTCATTCTTTTTCGTGGCCATGCTTATTCATCCTCCGTTTCAGTGTTGTCAGTGGGGTCTGCGTCCTGGAACTGGGCGGCGCTGGCCCATTCCTCCATGGGGGTCACTTCCTCGCTCCGGGCGGCGTTCTCCGCCTCATAGAGATCCCGCAGGGTGCGGCGCATCTCCGCTGCCGCCTCGATCATGGTGGCCGCTGCCTCCAGGGTGCTATTGCAAATACTGGAGACGGCCTCGATGGCGGGGTAGTTGGCGTCGGGGAGCGTCCCCAGCAGGATGGACGTGTCCCCATCGATGGCCTTGACGGCCTTTTTGATTTTGGCCAGCCGCTCTGCCGCAATGCCGAAGGCCTCATGGCGGTTTCGGACGGCGGTAGGGGCCTCACCGCAGGCGGTGATCATCTCCCCGGCGGTCTTGACGGTGTCCTCCGTCAGCTGGGCGATGGCCTTATCGAGCTGCCTCCGGGTGTCCAGCTCCAGCTGCTCATATTCTTCTCTCATCTCTGCATCCTCCTGGCCTCTTTCCGACGGGCCACGTCATTGTAATCGTAGGTCTTGATGACAGCCTCCAGGGCCTCCGAAAGCTCCCCGTGTTCCTCCACGTAGGCGCTCATGGTGGATTGGAGCGTCCTGGCGTTGACCGTCTCCACGATGATGTCGCCGAGACCTTCTTCCCGCAGAGTGCTGAAGAAGTCGGCTCCGGTCTCTGCCATTTCCGCCTCCGACCGCTTGCTGTAGGCGGTCTTGCTCTGGAGGGTGAAGGTGTAGCCGCCGGTGGAGATCCGGGGGCAGTCATCGTCGATCATCTGCTGGGTAATCTCTAGCTTTGCCGCCTCGATGGCGGCGGTGTTCTCTTTTGTCAAGGTGGCCAGCTCATCCTTTCGCTCCAGGAGGGCCTGGTATTCCTTGACCATGTCGAGCAGGGTTCTCATTGCCATTCATTCCTTTCGCTGAATTCTGAAGCCCTGGTGGGCCGTCAGTCTGGTGTGCGGAGCCTGTGCTTACCGCCTGCGCTCCATGGGCTGCTCCATCATCTTCAGGCGCTGGCACTTGCCTTTGGAATAGGCCATGCACCGCGATCCAGCGCAGACCTCGAAGCGTTCATGCATGGTCTGTTTTCCTGTGAAGCCGTTAGTCTCCCGGTCAATCGTTTTCTTGAACGGGCACAGTTTCCGTTCCTCCATGGGTGATTCCCTCCCTTTCGTAGTTATCCTTCATGTGGCTGTTCCGGCGGCAGCAGGCGCACTTCTGGTGCCGTGCCTCTTTCCCGCCTGGTCGCCATCGGCACCCGGCGCATCCGCTGCCGCTTACTTCCTGCGGAGCACCAGCCGCTGGAGGCCGTCCGGGCCGGTCTCCAGGCCAATGGCCCGGATCGCCCAGGCCCTGGCCCGTGCTTCCTCCGGGTGCCACCCGCAGTGGGCGCAGGCCGACGGGTCTGGGCACTTTCCGTTCCGATCTCCGGGGTGGATGCCCAGGGTGCAGGTGGTCGGGGCCTTTTTTTCTTTTGGCATTGTTCATCCCCCCTCGCTGAATAGCTGCCTCCAATCGTCGACCACAGTTTTGGCGAGATCCTCTTTTTTCTGCAGGGCCTGGAGTACGGTTTCGTCGATGGTCTTCTCCGCCAGCAGGTGGATGTAGGTGCATGGGTGGTGCTGGCCGATGCGGTGTATCCGGCTCAAGCTCTGGCTGTAGGTGGCGAAGTTGAAGTTGACGCTGTAAAAAATGCAGGTGTCTGCCGCTGTCAGGGTGATGCCGGTACCGGCGGTGTCGATCTGGCCGATGAAGACCATGGTCTTTGGGTCAGTCTGGAACTGCTGGACGATGTCTCCGCGATCCTCTTTTTTGATGTCGCCGTAGATGGCCACGGCTTTCATTCCGGCGGAGCGAAGCGTCTTTTCGCACAGGGCCTCGATCTCGTGAATCTCCGGGATGAACCGGGCGAAGATCACCAGCTTCTTTTTGCCCTCGACCACGTAGTCTTGGAGGATGTCCTCCAGGGCGTCCAGCTTCCCCCGACTGACCAGTTTCGGCTGGATGGCGTCATCCTCCACCAGGAAGCCGCCGGTGAACTGCTGCAGGCGCAGGAGCTTCGTCAGAACTGTGGTGGCGGTGATGGTGCCGCCGTCTGCCAGCTCCGCATAGCTGTCCCGCCGGAGCCGGTCGTAAAGGTTGCGCTCCGAGCGGCTCAGTGTGATGTAGCGGTTCTCGAAGGTCTGCTCCGGCAAGTCGAGGGCTTCCTCTTTGGTCACGCGGTAGGCGATGCTGTGTTCCTTTCGGATGAGAGTGTCCAGGTCTCGGTACCGGACGATCTGCTTGCGGTTGAAGCCGCCCATCTCGCAGTAGCGGCTGCGGAAAGCGTAGAAGTTTGTCCCGAAGATGGTAGGATCTAAAAACCGGTATTGGCTCCAGAGGTCTACGGCTTCGTTCTGTACCGGGGTGCCGGAGAGGATGAGCTTGTACCGGGCTTTGTCCCCCAACTGGTGCATGGCCTTGCTCTGGGCTGCGTCGTGGGATTTGATGCGCTGGCTCTCATCGGCGATGACCAGGTCTGCGTCGAAGTCCAGGAGGGCGTCGAAGATTTCCTCTCTCCAGGTGCTCTCGTAGTTGATCACCGCCACCTTCAGGTGTGGGTAGGGGAACCGCTCAAGGTCTGCCAGGGCCTTGAGGCGCTGCTGCTTCGTGCCCAGCAGGGTGCGGATGGTGTAGGGGAAGGCTGCGTAGTCCTGGAACTCTTTGGGCCAGACGGCGACCACCGAGGTGGGGGCGACGATCAGCACCCTTCCGATCCGCTTTTGCTGGTATCCGGCTCCGGCCACGGCGATGGCTGTCAGGGTCTTGCCGCAGCCCATCTCGAAGAGGAAGCCGAATCCTTTATTAACGGGTGTCGTGGGGATCACCTTCTTTTTCTTGCTCTCTCCCTGTCATGCTCTCAGGGTGATGGTCAGTCGTTTATGTAATAGGGGGCGGCTCTGAAGCTGGGCTTTAATGCCGCCCCCCCCCCCCCCCCCCCCGGGGGGCGACCGTAGGGGGGGCCCCGCCGCCTGCCTTCCCCACAGTGGGGGGACGTGCGGGGG